AATGTCTTTCTCGAATTTACCTACCGAACTGCTTTTTATGATTTGTGAAAAGCTAGAAAGCGTAAATGAATTAGTACAGCTTTCTTCTTGTTCAAAAAGGTTAAATTTCATATGCAAAGAGGTTAATTACATCAATAATGTTTATGTTATCGATAAAAACGATAACTGTAAAGAAAATTCGATAAATTCAGTACTAGAGTTTAATAAAAATTTAAGAATACATTTGGATTTATCTAGCTGTAAGATATTAGATGTTTCTATGTACGGAAATACATATATCTTAAAATTATCAAATTGTTACTATATTTCAGATGTTTCTAAACTTTCTAAAGTACATACACTTGATTTATCGTATTGTGATAGTCTAGAAGATGTTTCAATGTTAGGAAATGTCCATAATCTGAATTTATCTAGTTGTAGTCGTATTTCAGATGTTTCTAAACTTGGAAATGTATATAATCTGAATCTATCCTATTGTGAAAACATTTCAGATGTTTCAACGTTAGGAAACGTTCATACTTTGAATTTAGCTGTCTGTTATAATCTATCAGATGTTTCAATGTTAGGAAAAGTCGATACATTGTTTTTGATGAGATGTCATAAAATAAAAGATGTTTCAATGTTAGGAAATGTTCATACTCTGAATTTATCTAGCTGTGGTAGTATTTCAGATGTTTCTAAACTCGGAAATGTATATAATCTGAATCTATCCTATTGTGAAAAAATTTCAGACGTTTCAATGTTAGGAAATGTTCATACTTTGAATTTAGCTGTCTGTTATAATATATCAGATGTTTCAAAACTCGGTAATGTATTTGATTTAAATTTAACATGTTGTCACGGTATAACAGATGTTTCAATGCTAGGAAATATTAATACTTTGAATTTAACTGGATGTAGAAACATACATGACGTTTCTGAATTATCTAATATCAAGAAACTAAACTTATCATGGTGTGAAATTATTATAAAATGAAATTAAGTAATAACTACTATTATTTAATTTAAAATGTCCTTGTCGAAATTACCAGATGAACTTTTGCTTATGATTTGCGAGAAACTCGCTAAAGTTAGAGATTTAGTAGCTTTCTCTTGTTGTTCAAAGAGGTTAAATTTAATATGTAGAGATGTTAATTACGTAAATGATGTTTATGTTATCGATAAAAACGAACAAGTAGAAAAAGCATTGTCTTTTAATAAAAATATAAAATTAAAATTAGATTTATCATGGGGTAAGAAAGTGTCTGATTTTGAAATTTTAGGAAAAGTATACGATTTGAATTTATCGTATTGTGATAATGTTTCAAATGTTTCAATATTTTCAAATTTACATAAACTTGATTTAACATGGTGTAGATACGTTTCAGACGTTTCCACGTTAGGAGATATTAATACTTTAATTTTAAGAGCATGTAAACTTATAACGGATGTTTCTAATCTAGGAAATGTTCGTACTCTTAATTTATCAAGATGTAGAGAATTAACTGATGTCTCTATGCTAGGAAATGTACATACTCTTGATTTATCCATATGTGATAGTATTTCTGATGTATCTATGTTGGGAAATGTCCATACACTTGATTTATCGTATTGTGATGGTGTTTCAGATGTTTCTAAACTAGGAAATGTTCATACATTAAATTTATCATCTTGTAGAAATGTAACAGATGTCTCTAAACTCGTAAATATATGTAATCTCGATTTATCAAATTGTAGAAATATAACAGATGTATCTAATCTAGGAAACATTCATACTTTAAATTTATCGGTTTGTATGAATATTACAGATGTCTCTAAATTAGGAAATGTTCATAATCTCAATTTATCTCAATGTTATAACATTTCAGACGTTTCTAATCTAGGAAATGTTCACACGCTTGATTTATCAAGATGTAGATATTTAACTGATGTCTCTAATCTAGGAAATGTTTATACACTTGATTTATCATGGTGTAAAGACGTAACAGACGTTTCTAATCTTGGAAATGTTCACGATCTTATTTTATCTTTTTGTGATGGTATAACAGACGTTTCTAATCTAGGAAACGTATATAATCTTGATTTATCAGGATGTAAATACGTAAATAAAACACAATTAATTTAATCCTGTCTCATATACTGAAATAGCATCTCTAAAATATATATCGAATTCAGAATCTTCAATGTATTCCTTGAATTCAATATACATCTCTTCTCTTATACTTATTAATTCCTCTCTTAAAAATGTAGAGAATAATATATTTCTTGAATTGTTTACTGAATTGTCTTCGCTTATTTCTGATAATACCCCGCTTTGAAATTCCTCTAATATAAACTCGTTTATCATATCATCATCAAGCATGTTTTTATTCTTTATATTTTCCTCTATGAAATAGTCTCTTAATTCTTGCTGTGAAGGATAGTCTTTGTTAGAATACATACTCGTCTGAACATCATTTACCATTTTATTTAATTGTTGTTTATTGTAATTTTTAATAGCATTTCCGTAATTATCTCTGATTATAAATTCATACTCTAACTTTTTAACAGTTATATGTTTTTTAAGTAAACTCAACATATCATCTTCCTTTAAAATCATTGAATCTACTATGATATTCATCTTTTCCGTTGTATTCCATTTCTCTAATATATTTCTAGCTCTAAAATTTAATCTACCAACAAAATTAGAAACAATCTGATCTTTCCATGAAATTTTATAGTTGAAATCACCGAATCCGGAAATCGTGTTAATAGTATATGAAATAAATCCAGTAGAGCATATACCACACATTGCTATTAATTCCTCGACTAATCGTTTCTTCATTTCTTCAGCAAATTCACTATTTTCTATATACGTCCATACTTTTACAAGAACCGCCTTTAATGTGAAGTTGTATTTAGAATACATGATTCTATCTAATTCTATTCTGTTTAACGATATATTTATTTTTTCCTTGTTTTCAGAAGTGACATTTACAGTTTCCATGTATGTTTTTATTTTATTTTTAACAAATGTGAAATCTATAATACCATAATCTTTTATTCTCAACGTATCTATTCCATTTAAGAATTCTAACGCTTCTAAAACACTATCTTCGATTTCATCATAATGAGCATTTTGCGCATTTTCAAATATCGTCTTAGCTTTTCTAGCAACACCGTTTTCATTGTTTCCTAGTTCATATATTATATTTTTAGCCTTTTCTTTAATATCTTCGCTTTTAGAAAGTCTTAAAAGCATGTCAGATGCATCCGCACGTATATTGTAAACGGAATCCTTGTTTAATGCTATTTCGAGAATCTCCTTTTCTATACTTTCATAATATTCACAGTTATTTATCAACAAGTATTGAGCTGATAAAATCTTATGGTAATTATCAACTACATTTACAAAGAAGAAATACATCAGTTCATTCAAAGCGAATAAGCTATTTTTACTCAAATTAATCTCGAATGAAGAAGAGTTTCCCTTTCCCTTTTCTTCCTTTTCTTCTTCTTCCTTTATTATATTATTTTCAAGTGAAAGAATAGTTTTGTATTTAAAAGTATCATTCAGTGTTTCCAATTTAATAATTTCTTTAAAACATGCTATAGCATTTTCTACGTATTCAGAATGTTCAAGAAGTGTTTTTATACTTTCAATTCTTAAAGGTGTAGAAACAGACATATCCATTTCACTGCAAATTTTACTAAGACATGAATATCCTATTTTTTCACCTCTTGAACATAAATTATTAGCTATTATATTCTTGAAATTCAATGGTAGATCATTCAATTCATCGCATATTTTATGTAGAAACTCTTCTACGTATTTAGAACCTGAATAGATGTAAATACCGCATAGTTTATTTATTTCTTCTATTATATCTTCCTTGTATATATCGTATAATTTAGAAAACGCCTTCATTCTTGTATTTATAGATAAACTCATTTCATCTACTATTTCAGATAGTTTAATTCTATCTGTCAATTCTTTTATATTTTCTAGTATTTCTGAATCTTCTTCTTCGTATTCTAATTCTTTAATAATATCCAAATTTATAACAGTTACCATTTTTAATTTTTTGTTATATTCCTTAAATTACAGTTTTTAATTTAAGGAATATGATTTTATTATTAAATAATTATGTGCGGTATATTTACTTATATTTTTAAAGAAAATAACAATGATAATCTAATTTCGGAAATTCAGAAAAATTCCGATATGTTAAAACCAAGAGGTCCGGATTCTTCTCAATTTATCCTAGGTAATGGATATTACATGCATTTCTACCGATTGAATATCATAAATTCCGATTCTATCTCTAACCAGCCTATTAGAAATAAAAATAATGTCTTGGTATGCAACGGAGAGATTTTCAACTACCAGGAATTGAAAACAAGGTTCAATATAAAAGAGGATGTCTATTTTACTAAATCTGATTGTGAAATTATTATTCATCTATACGAATTCTATAAGAATCAAGCTATGAATGAAGATCCTTTGAACTTCTCATATAAGAGAATTATAGATAACGTTTACAATCAACTAGACGGAGAATTTTCATTCGTTCTACATGATAAATCAGACAATGTATTTTTCGCCTGTAGAGATAATTACGGAGTTAGACCTCTTTTCTACTCTATTGATGGAAATGATATAATTTTATCTTCAGAAATGAAAGGAATGAATTTACTAGCTAAAAACATAAAACAACTACCATCTAATTCGGTTATGATCACGCATAAGGTTATTGAATCTGATATAAATGTCGTTTCATTCTATCAAATTAGAAATAGAAATATATTTACAAACAACTTAAAAATCCATAACCATGATTATAATACTATTTTGAAAAATATAAGAGAAACATTTACTTCAGCGGTCGAAAAAAGATTGATGGGATCGAGAGAAATATGTTCTCTTCTATCTGGTGGTTTGGATAGTAGTCTTGTTTGCGGTATTCTTACGCAGTTGCTAGGAAAAGAAAAACTAAAAACATTCTCTATCGGAATTAAAGGATCTACTGATTTGATTTACGCTAGAAAAGTCGCTGATCATATCAAAAGCATTCACACTGAAGTAGAATTAACAGAAGACGAGTTTTTGAATTCCATAGACGAAACAATTAGAATAATCGAAAGTTATGATACTACTACAGTAAGAGCAAGTGTTGGAAATCAGCTTATTGCTAAATATATTTCAGAAAACACAGATTGTAAAATTGTATTCAATGGTGATTATTCAGATGAGGTTTGCGCTGGATACAAGTATTTCAAAAATTGCAATAATGATTTAGAATTAGATACCGAATGTAGAAGATTGGTTAAAGATATCATTTATTTTGATTCTTTGCGTTCTGATAGAAGTATTTCCGCTTATGGTTTAGAAGCACGAGTACCTTTTTCAGATAAGAACTTTATTGAATATTATGCTAATATCGATCCTAATTTGAAAACTAGTCATGATAGAATTGAAAAATTCATTCTACGAGATGCATTCAATACAAATGAAAACGATGAATGTATAATTCCTCTAGAGGTCTTATGGAGAAAGAAGGAAGCATTCTCTGACGGTGTTAGTTCTATTGAAAGATCATGGCATCATATAATCAAGGAATATATGGATAAACAAATGACAGACGAGTATTTTAATGTAAACAGGGTAAAATATGTTCACAATACACCAGAGACAAAAGAACAGTTATATTACAGAGAGATTTTCTGTAAATATTACGGAGATAACAATAGTAATGTAATTCCGTATTTCTGGATGCCTAAATGGTGTGATTCAAAATTAAACGATCCTTCTGCTAGAGAGATATAAGGGAGAGGTAAGGAAGAATTTTATTTTATTTTATTACTTAGTAAGTAGTAATAAAATAAGAAAAGCGTATTTTATAGTTTAAGTAAACAAGTGTATCCTATCAATATTTTAGATTCGGGATTTTTAACCTTTTTTGATTTTATGTTTTCTTCTATCATCTCTTCGTATTTATACATAACAATAAATGAATTATAGAATTCTGTCATATTATTCGCATTCGCTATGTATTTAATATCAGTTGAATTCGTATATGAAAATACTCTTATATTACTGTTAAGTTTATTTTCAGGATCGTTCTTGTGTTCGAAATCTTTTAAATTCAATTCTGGACCTATATTGAATTTAGACTCGTACCATTTATAAATAGTATAGATAGCATCGTTTAAATTTTTTACACGCTGTGCTAAATATATATCATTTCCTAAAATACTGTTCTTGAAGAAGTAAGGCGTCTGCTTTTCCGAATTAATTTTATCTACGAGTATACTTTTGTTTATATTCTTCTTATCGTTTATGTAATTTATTATAGATTGTTCTTTGTATAAAACAATCTGCGTGGGTATATTATCAAAATCTGAAACATCCATATAGTAATTATCCAAATGCTCCTTCTTATAATAATTAAATAATTTTTCTCTATCTCTAATGTATTTTAGTTTGACAGAAAAAAGCAATCGGTTTCTTAATTCTTCAGATGAAATTTTTATTTTATTATTTTCGTCGAATAAATTTCTATTCGACTCGAAACTAATACTAAACTCTTTTAATTCGTTCATATAATCAAAATCTTCGTATATGGATATATTCTTTTCACTGAAATCTATAATATCATTATCAGAAACTTCTTTTAATTTTTTATCGTTTATATACTTTGAAAACAGATATAAAACATATTCATTCAAGTATCTAGCTATTTTCTTATTAGAATTGAATAAATCTACTTCATTCATTATTTTATCTTTACTATCAGTTTTTGATATATAAATCATACTTTCATCATTTCTCTCTATCACAGTAGGTAATTTATCGGTTTTAAAAGGTTCTGTTACAATAGAGCATTTTATATTATTTATTTTTAATAATATCTCTGTACATAAATCGTTCTTTACAACTTTACCGTAGATAATTCCATTTATATCTTTTAATGTATTTTCTATTTGTTCATACTTTATTTGCTTGTATCTATCCAATTCGATTGATTCGATATTTATAGGAGGTAAAGGTTCTGTTATCAAATCGAATATGAATTTTTTAGACTTTCTTATTCTAAATACACGTGATTTACCATTACTATCTATGCTCTGAGCTATAATTCTATTAGTTGTTTCAGCTAAAATTATATTACCATACTTTTCAACGCTTTTCAGATAAACATTCTTCTTATTCTCTAATTCATTAATTTTATAGACAACAGGTAAATCAAACATTTCTACTCGTTTATTCAGATAATAAGATTCATTCATTCTATCTAAAACTTCGATTATGTTATCTATAAAGTCTTCGTTCCCTTCGAATTTAGGGAAATATTCCTCTTTTCTACCTGATTTACTATATCTCACTATGATTTCACACTGTGGATATTTCAATAAAGGGAACTGTGTTCCATTGTTCTCGTATATGAAAACAAAAGGTCTATTCTTATCGTATTTGAATTTTAAATGATTCTCTCTGTATCTAGGTATTGATATTTTGCCCTTTTTATCTTTTCCGTCTGTAAATATGATTATATTACATTCAAATTCTTCTTCTAAGATTCTATACAATAAATTAGGATTCATATACTCTAATTCTTCTTTTTCTTCTCCTAGATTTATATTTATCGATTTATTAAAGTAAGAAAGTATTTGCTCTTTAGTCATATCATAGCATTCTTGTTTTGCAATATTATAGTTTAATAAATCACCTGATTCTATCGTTTCATATAATTTATTTTTGTATTTATTTATTACTTTTATCCTATCCTTCTCTATATCGTAATCCTTTATTTTTAGAATCGACTCTATCATACAATCTAAAAAGCTAGCTTTTGTTCTAGCTACACCTTTTCTATAGAATGTAGTTTTAGGTGAAATCATAGTGAATAGTTTAATTATATTTTCAGGTAAAACTCCAAATTGTTTTATATCGCATATCTTGTTCGTAACGATTAAGTTCTTAGTCACATTACTCGATATTTTCTTTTCCTGAATTCTATATATTAGTTTATTTGTTTTCTTATCGTATTTTATTTTTTGATCATCTTTGAAACAACAAGGAAGGAAAGGAATTTCCTCGTTACTAGGAAAAGGGTTTTTCTTGAGCCCTGGATAAATGAAACCTTTATCTTTATGTTGATTACATGAAACTATAAAAGATTGATTTTCATTTAAATCGAATTTCATCAAGCTATGATTTATATTGTCTTTTTCAAAGTTTTTATATTTTTCTGGTATACCATCATCCAAATTTATATATTTTACAACTTTTACTTGATCGTTACAATTCAACCTTATTTTACCTTTTGTTTTATCATATTCGTAAATTTTTTCATTGTAATCTTTTATTCTATCTAATTTTATTATCTCTATATTATATAATTTGAAATATTCCAGTAAATTTAAAAAACTAAAATCTCCACTTAAGTTATCTTTCTTCCATGCATTAAATACTTGTTTTATAGTTTCAAGAGGAACTATTTCTTCCTTTTTATTTACGAGAGAGTTAGCAATTCCTTGTACAAACTTCCATAAATAGGATTGTATGTAACCAGTTGTGTAACCCATTGGATAACCCATTGGATAACCCACGGGATAAAAACTGTTATATTGCTCTATATACGAATCTAGTTTATTGAAATATAAAATAAATATTCTATTAATGTAATCCCTGAAATACTCTATTACAAGTTCGTTTTTAGCTTTTATTACATGAAATTTTAAAAACCTACCGTTTATAGGGAAATTCTTTTCAGACTCTGACTTTAAATAGATATCCTTTCTATCTAGTCTTATTTCCCTATTTATATTACATGTAACTATTCCATGAGAATAGTGTTTGAACTTAATAGGTATTTCAGATTTTTCCTTTGTTGTTTTCTCCCTTTCGTTTATAGAGATCTTATAAAAAGACGGTTCATTCATAACCATATCTGAAAAGATGAAATCGATAAATTCGAATTTATTATTAGGTATGTAGAAATAACCTTTAACCTTATTGTCGTAGATTTCAATATTACTTAATTCAGGTTTTTCTAATTGTAATGTTTCGTAAATTAAATATATTATATCATTGTATTCTATATTTAATTTACCTTCTACGAATTCAGTTCTTATTAAAATACCTTTATCTGCTTGTAAAATTTCTATATTCTTATAATTCCTGTAATCATTTATGTCCGAAAAAGATGATTTACTGTTAAACTTTAACATAATAGATTTATCACTAGATTTGAGCCAGTTATTATCTTTAGGAGGTAAAAACTCGTTGTATACTTTAAAAAAATCATTAAAAACACAATATACGACCGTTTTAGATAATTTGATCGAATTGAATATTTCAATTAACGTCTTACTTGTTTTATGAATTATATCAAACAACTTCTCTTCTAGTTTAAAATTTGTAGTTCGTACTTGAGATATGGCGTTTACATTTTTAATTTCCGATTCGATAGATTCATACTGTTTTAATACTCTTTCGTTTTCATTTATTTCATCTTGCAATAATTTCTTGTATCTATCGTAATTAGATTCAATGAATTCATTAAAGAATTCCTTATTATAGACTTTCTGCTTTATGTTATTAAAATTAACGTCTTTGCTTGATATATAATCTAACTTAGGTTTGTAAGTAGATTCATAGAAATCCAATAACATTAAATCCCTAATTCCAGTATCTTTTATTTTCCTAATTTCTTTTAATTCCTTATTACTTATCAGCCATATAAAAAACAAATCATCTAAAAAGTTTAGGTTAGATGGATTTATATCGTATTTAGATCGTTCATTTAAAAAATCTATAATTGTTTCGGTATATGGTTCGTCTTCTGTGGTTATATGCTTTAATATATCTATTATTTCATTGTCTATATCTGCGTTGTATTGTTTTTTAAAAAATAAATATTTAGGAATCGTTTTTAATTTAGAAGCTATGCTTCTTTTAATTATACTAGTATCATCGGTATCATAAATTTCATGCTCTTTTCCGTTTATCGTAACTTTCATTTATAATTTATTTTATATAAATAATTATTTATATAAAATAATATTAGTATCTGCTATTTAGTATCTGCTCTTTTTGACTTTAGCTTTAACTGATTTCCTTACAATTGATTTCCTTACAATTGATTTCCTTACAATTGATTTCCTTACAATTGATTTCCTACTCTTTTTAACTTTAGCTTTGGGTTTAGCTTTAACCGATTTTCTGACAATTGATCTACTAGAAATTGATTTTTTAAAAGGTCTTAGATTTCTACTTCCTTTTATTATTTGTTTCCTTCTACTTTGCTCTAATAGATCCTTTTTATCTATTTCCTTTAATGTCAAAGGTGTTTTTCTGCTTACTCTAACTGTTGGTCTATAAACTGGATAGGATGTTTTTGTTTTATTAGGATTTACATCTTTCCATTTCTCTTGAAACCAACGTGATAATGTCCTCTCCTTTCCATCATTTATAAACTTACCTCCTCTTTTTTTGTATTCTCTCACTACATTAGCTGAACGATATGCGCTATGTTTAGGAATTCTAATATAGATTTCTTTCTTTACTTTTTCATATAATTTAGTATCTAACGGTTTCATTTATTATGTTCATGAATAAATATAAAATACAATCCAATTATACAAATAACTAAACCTATAATATCATATTTCGTTATATTCTCGCTAAAAACCAAGTGACCTACTAGTAATACAGATATTATACTCAATATAGACCATGCGAAATTAGTTATACCTATTCCATTGAAATCATAGCATTTATTTAGCAATAAACAAATTACAGCGTAACACAAAATTGCTATAGACATGAATAAGAATCTATTACTTACTTTACTCTTTTTAATATGATAATGGGCTATACATTCTAATGATACTATTACCAGTATCATTAGTATATAAACTTTTTCTATACTTCTATTATTCGATGAAATATCATTAGATTGATTCATTTTTATTATTAATCACCATTTAATATTATTTCTTATAAGATTATCTATACTTATTTTTAATTCCTCTATAGTTCCATTGTTATCTATTTCAAAATCAAAAGAACATCCTTTCTCACTAGAATGATCATCATTTTTCGAGTATATCCTATCGGTTTTGTTTATTCTTACAACATATCCTCCTAGGTTTTTAATGAAGTTATATTCATCTTCGAACCTACAATCATCTATTATATACGTATTATACTTGTAAATCGAGTACTTGTAGATA